ATCCGGGTCCGCGTTGATCTGGGTGCCGTTGAACCGGAAGACCCGGTAGCCCGCCTCGGCGAGGTCGGCGTCACGCACCTTGTCGAGCGCCTTGCGACGTTCGAGTTGGTGAGTAAGGCCATCGGCCTCGATTATGACGGGCGCTTGAAGAAGTTCTATGTCAACGATGTAGCGACCAAGTTTGCGGCGTTGTGTCGTGAACGACAGTCCCGCCCGCTTGAGTGCTCCATGGAGTATTGCTTCCAGCGGAGAGTCCGCCGATGAGCCACGTAGCTCATCGAATCGCTTAAGCAGACTCACTCGGTGCGCATCCTTGAACGCCGGAGTGTTGCACGCGGCCTTGTGCTTGGCCTTGCGCTCATCCGACCAGGTGTAGCTGCGGCCCTTGACCGACACGGATTTGATGCCGAGTCGCTTCATGGCCTTCGCTACTGCCTGCTGCCCGCAGCCGTAAAGCTCCGCGACAGCGCGCTGCGTACCGAGTCGTTCGTAATCCGTTTGGAGGTTACTCCAGTCCAACAGGTGCCCCGCATCTAGTCTCTACGGACTCCACCTACGAATCGGTGGTTGCCTCGGCGTTGTCCACATGACCTGGACGCCCTAAGTATATGGCGTCCAGCGAAGGGTTTTCGCCGATACAGCGGGGTTGTCGACCGCGCATCGCTGCGCGGCGGCCCTACGAAAACGAAGGCGCCTCGAGGTCAAATGCCACGAGACCGGTACCGACCGGGGAGGTGCTGGTGATGTCCTTGACGAGGTCCGGCTGCTGGCTCTTGAGCTGCTCCAGCGCGCCGGTGATCGACGCGAGAGCCTCGCCCGACAGGCCCTTGGTGATCGACGGGGCGTCGAGGGCCTTGGTGAGCACGCCGTAGGCGGTGCTCGGCTGCTCGGAGAAGTCGATGCCGCGGCCGCCGGCGAACGCCGAGACGACGTCCTGCGGGCCGAGGTGCCGGGTGGGGGCCGCGTCGAGCTTCTCCAGGAAGCTGTCGAGGCGGCGGGTGACGTCGGCGGGGCTGAGCTTGGGGGCGTCGGGGTTGCCGCCGAACAGCTTTTCGGTGTCAGTCGTGAGGGCCACTGGGGGCCTTCCTTCCATGCGAAAACCCCGCACGGTGGCGGGGTTCGGGAGGTCGGGTGAGGGTTAGGCGTCGGCCTTTTCGAGCAGTTCGTTTGCCCGGTCCGTGTAGCCCTTGCGCAGTACGGGGTCGACTGCGGCGTCGGCCTTGGCGAGGAGCGTCTTGGCGTCGATGCGCATGCGGTCGGCGTCGGTGTCGCGGGCTTGGGCCTGCTGGGCGGCGGTGCGCGTGAGCGCGGGGCCGCCGGGAACGGGCATGGTGCGGAACTCCTCGATGGCGGCGTTCGCCTTCACCAGGTCGGCCGCGAGCGCGTCAGCGCGCTCCTTTGCGGCTTCGGTGGCCTCTGCGACTGCTGCCTTGACGAGTTCGACCGCATCGGCCTTCGTGAGGGTGTCCGGCGCCTGGGGGGCGTCGGGAGTCTGGGGGGTGGGCTCGACAGCCGGGGTGGCCGGAGCGTCCGCCTTGGTGATGTCGGGCTCGTCGGCGAGCTCCATGTCGGCGTCGCCGCCGCCGGTCTGCTCCTGCTCTTCGCGGCTCTTGAACCAGGTCAGGGAGCGCACGGCGTCGAGGAGGAGGCTGATGTCCATGGCCTCGTTGAGGTTGCCCTGGGCGAGGCTCTCGGCTTCGGCGATGATGAGCTTCGCGATGCAGGCAATGGCCTGCTCGGCGCCCGCAATGTCGGCGCTCTCGTCCTCGCCGCCGCTCGGGGCGTCTTCGCCGTCGGCCTTGACGAGGCCCGGGGCGAGCGCGCGGGCATCCCGCAGCACCTGCTCGGCCTTCGCCACGGTCTCCGCGGTTGCCGCGGCGTCGGGCTCGTCGGCCTTCGTTGCGGTCTTCAGCGAACCGTCGCTGTTCCAGTCGTTGGGCACCAGGCCCTCCAATCCCAGGGCCTTGGCCCGCTTGACGATATGTGCGCGGATCTTGTCGTGGTCGGCGCCGCCGCGACCCACAGCCTTGATGGCCTTGCGCAGGTCGGCCTTCGTGTTGATCGGGTAGCTGCCATCGCTCATCGCAGCGCCCGAGGCGGCCGCCTTCTTGCGGCCAGCCGCCGACAGGTCGGCCTTGTCGAGAGCGGGCTCCGGCGCCTGCTGCACGGTCACGTTGACCACCACCGGGAGCGCGTCGTCGGGAGCGTCGGCCTTCGCCGCTTCGGCGGTCACGGCGGCTCCGCTCGCGGCAAGCTCGGCGAGGGCCTCCTTGACCGGGGTGGCGAGGCGCTCGTACAGCTCGGCCGGGAGACCGAACGTGTCGGCGGCGTCGGACTTTTCGACGACGTGCGCGCCCTCAACGAGGGCCAGGTCTCCGGCAGCGTCGGCCTTCGCCATCTGGAAGTAGCATGATCCATTAGCCGGGGAATCACACACCGAGACCTCCACGATGTCCCCGCCTGTGACGAGGCCATTGGGCGCGTCGGCCTTGCCCACCTCTACTCTCGGGTTCTTGATGCCGACGGAGAAGCCCTTGAGGACGCCATGCTTGATCTTCTGAACTGCGACCGGGTCAACGATCCGCGCCGTCAGGTAGTGCTTGCCGTCGTCGGCCTTACTCAGGCCGATCCCCACTCCAACAGCTCTCTTCGGATCGTGCTGCTCACGTACCGCCCCGCCTGACCCAGCGGTGCCTGAGGATGTGGCCGGGGACATCCATCGAGGCAGTGCATCGTCCAGCCAGCTTTGATCGAGGCGCTGCCGGTCACGGTCGATCTCGGACGTCGCCGCAGGTCCGTGGACGACGATCGTGCCGTCCTCCTGCTCTTCTGACTTGGTGATGGGTGTCCAGGCGTAGGAGACGTTCGACATGAGCCCGGTCCCTCCTTCCTGGACAGGCGAAAGCGGCGCCCGGGTGGACGCCGCCTTCGGTGTTGTGAGGGTCTGATTCGTGAGTGCTACGAGGGGACGCAACTGCACCGACAATGCGGGTGCGCCGGCGGAGCGTCGGAGCCGTCGGGCCACGCCTCGCCGATGGGCCGGGCGGGGGCGGCTTCGTTGGCGAGGCAGGTGGGACAGGCCCCGGGTTCGGTGATCCACCGCCACCGGGTTACGCCGGCTGCCGTGTAGGCGTCGCGGGCTGCTTCGGTGGATGCCCGTACCAGTTCGGTGAGGGCGACCATCCGTGCCCACGAGTTGTCTTGCAGCACTTCGCGCAGGGCGGCGGCGAGTTCGCGGACGTTCTGTCCTGCGGCCCGTGCGCCTGCCAGGACTTTGGCGAGCGCCCGTTGGCGGCCGTCGGCGGTGGTGCGTGCCGTGTCCTGGTTGCGGTCCCGGAAGGACCGCCAGGCGTCCCGTGCCCTCGTGGTGAGGGTCCGTTCGGCTGCCGGAGCATCGCCCATCGTCCAGCCGAAGACGGCCCGGTCGTGGCCGCCTAGCAGGGTGGTGGCCGAGGCGGAGCCGATCGCCCAGCCCTCCGCCCAGATCCCGGCAAGGACCCCAGCGGTCACGCCAGCCAGACCTACGCCTTGTGCGGCGAGGAACGCGGCGGCTAGGGCGATGGCCCATTCTTCGGTGGCGTTGTCGGGCTGCTGGACCTGCTGCGCCGTGGTGGCGTCGGCCTCGTCGGCTTTCACCAGTTCCTGCGCGAGCCACCGCTCAGCGAGCCGTTCGCAGTCGACCGCGCCACCGAGGGCCTGCTGGATGCGGGCGGCCCACAGGTCGGCGGTTGCCTGGTCGCGTTCCCAGCCGGGCCACGCGACCGGGTCACCTTTTGGGCGGTCATCGCCGCCCGTGGCGAAGATGATCCGGGCGTCGCCCTCGAGGTCGGGGGCGTCCGCTTTGGTGACGACCGCGAATTCGAAGGGCCGCTTGGGGGTGGGGTTCTTGCGTGCCCAGCGGCGGTACGCGGCGATCTCCGCCTTCACTGCGTCCGCATGCTCACCGGATCCGTCGCCCTCCTGCTCGCCGTCCGTGGCCTCGGTGTCGTTGTGGTCGTCGGCTGCGCCCTGGTTTGGTGCGGCCTTCGGCGGGCCGGTGAGGGTGCCGGGCTGGACGATCTCGGATGCGCCGTCGAGGAAGACGACGCCACGGGTGGTCATCATCATCGGCTTGTCGGCTTCGGCGAAGTCGTAGCGGGGCTGGCCGAGCCGGTCGCGGTCCTCGTTGAGGGTCATGCGACCCCACTGGATGCGGTTCTGCGCGACCTGGTCGGCCGCCGCAGCGTCCTCCTCCTCCAAGCCGAGGAACCGGAACTCCAGCTCCTGGGGCATCCCGAGGTGGGTGCGGGAGATGGACGTGAGGAGCTGTTGCAGCCACCGCAGCGTCGGCAGGGTCGCCTTGCGCTGCTGCACGTCGGCCTGGCCCTCATGCCAGCCCGTGGACCCGAGGCCGCCGGTCTCGGTGAAGCCGAGCTCGGCGATCGTCACGTCGAAGTGGCTGGCGATCTGCTTGATGAGGAACAGGTCGTACTCGGGCTTGTAGCGTTCGGCGACGTCCGCGTTCGTGTCCGGGGTGAGACCGGGCGGCAGTACCCGCAGCCGGTGCCGGGCGGCCGTCGATCCGGCATACGAGTCGTTGAGGAGCGTCTCGTACTCGAGGGTCTGCTGCGGCGTCCAGCCGGACGCGCCACTGTTGAGCAGCAGGCCCGCGGGCAGGGTGCCTTCGGTGTATTCGTCGCGGATCCACTTGCGGCGGCGCAGCCACACGTCGACGTCTTCGAGGGCCTGCTCGACCGCCGAGTAGCCGTAGGGGGTGTGGGCGCGGACGTTACGCCGCTTGTAGACGAGGCGGTCGGCGGCGAAGCCGTTGAGTACATCACCGGCATCGTCGGTGTCCGCTACGAACTCGCCGCGGGGGAACCCCCACAGGATCTGCTGATAGGCGGGCTGTGGCGCGGCGGGCCGGCCGCCGCGGTGGTCGCGGAGCGGCTTGATGGTGTTGCCGCACCACGCCGCCTTGCCGTTGCGCCTGACGTACAGCACCTCGTTAGGCACCGAGACGCAGAACACCTCCCCCTCGTAGGGGACGGAGTCGACGCTCCATGTGCGGGCCTGTGTGTTGGACAGCCGAATCGTGTACCGGTCCCGCTTGTTCTCGGCGCGGATCACTCGACCATCGCGCATGACAGTGTCCGTCGTGAACACCTCACGGCTCACGTTGGCGCACTTGCCCATCTTCTGGGCAATCTCCTGAAGGTCTCCGGCCATACGGGGACTGCACGTGACGATGGTCTGGCGATTACCGTCGTAGCAGCCGTCCCCGAGAAGGTAAAAGTGCCAGAAGATTTCGAGCTGGCGGGCGGACATGTTCTTGATGATGTCC